CCAGACCGGGGTGCGCTTGCTCAAACTGCTGGACAAAATTCTGGACCCCAGGAGGCAATTGTCCCTGCCAACCCCCGGCTGGCGGCGTTGCTCCAGCGGCGGGAGGCGTCGCGGCGGGTGGTTGCTGTCCGCCGCCCATGCCGCCCCACGGCCTCTGTCCCATGCCCCCGGCGCCCATGCCGCCCGGCTGCGGCATTCCGCCACCCAGGCCGCCGCCCCACTGCTTGCCGATGCGACCTCCGCGCGCTCTGAGCATCGGCGGAGCGCCGGGAGGAGGGGCGCCCGCCGCGCCCAGAGGCGCGCCGCCGATCGGCATCCCCCCAGGCGGCATACCTGGAGGCAGCATTGGAGGTCGTGGCGGAGGTGAAGGCGGAGCCGCCATCGGCGGCGGGCCAGGAGGAGGACCGGCGGGAGGCGTCATCGCCTTCTGACCGCCGATGATCACATTGACGGTGGTTTTGCCCTTGGTGCGCCCGCCGTGCGCGCGGCCCTCGCGGTCCTTCGCCAGGGCGTTGATGACCTTGTCCTCGCCCGCGATATCCTTCGCGGTTTCCTCGGGCGTGCGCCGCGTTCGGATGAGGTCGCCCGCGATTCTGCCGCCAGCCTGTCGGCCTGGGCGGCCAAGATGCGGCGATTTCGGGCTGCCTGAAAGCCTAAACGATGACGCATCGGAGTTACGCGCCGCCGATAAGCCAAAATTGTCGCTCTGGGCATCATTGTTCCGGTCAATGTTAGCCGGGACACTGCTGGCGAGGTTCATCCGTTTCAAGACGGCGGCTGTATGGGCGCGCGGAGACAGGTCCGCCATGCGGCCCTCCCATCGTCAGCATCCCGTCTACCTCACCGTGGGTTATTCCACTTTTTCATGGTAGCGTAAAGCGAGACGCCGCCCCCCGGCCAGGGGGCGGCGCTCTGAACACCAGAAGCGGATGCTCTCCCGATGCCTCAAGTCATTGTAAGGCCTTTGCCGCCGCTCGACTACTTGCGCAAGTGCTTCGACTACGGCCACCACACGGGTATCCCTATATGGAAGCGTCGCCCGCGAGAACACTTCAAAACTTCAAATGCTTGGGCAGTATGGAATAGCCGCTTTGCAGGCAAGGCGGCTGGCTCTTACGACGAACGCGGCTACCTCCGCATTCGTCTCCTCGGCTTCCCCTATCGAGCCGCCCGCATCATTTACAAGTTGATGACCGGCGCTGAACCGCCGCAGACCATCGACCACAAAGAGGGTAATCGTGACGACAATCGTTGGGAACAATTGCGCCCAGCGACCCAACAACAGCAAATTTGGAACCGCTCCATATTTAAGAACAATCTGTCTGGGTTTCGCGGCGTCAATCAGGAACGAGGCGGGAGATATCGGGCGCGCATCAGAGTTGGCGGCAAGCGCATACAACTCGGCACCTTCTCTACACCACAAGAGGCATCTGCCGTCTATGAAGCCGCCGCCCGCCAGCTACGCGGCGAGTTTTATCGGGCTTGACACGACAGGCGACCGCGCGTAGCAGAAGCTGCGACATCCGGTGTCGAGAGGAACCCACCCATGTCCTACGCCCCGCAGATCAAAGGCCTTCGCGAGTATGAGGGCCAGTGGCTCGGCAACCGACTGCGCTTCGCCACCGCAGGCGAGGCGATCAACTACTGCAACCAATGGGAGCCCAGCCCAGCATACCGGCGCGCGGTCGAATCGAACGACCCGGTGACCCACCGCTGGACCCTGAAGGGCCTCGTGAAAAAGGAGACGACCACATGAAATTCGTCATCGCCGCCGCGCTCATCGTCAGCGCCCAGCCAGCAACTGCCTGTCATAGGTTCGCCGTCTGGAAATATCCTTTTCCACAACGGTGCGCGGTGACGCGCACCACCTATCACGCGCCTGCGCCAGCCAAGACCTACTACGTCGAGATCACCACGCCGCCGCAGATCCCGCTGCCGAAGGTTGACGCCATAACTGAGCCAGAGCAACGGACCAATGAACAGATCCGGGATCAGCAGGAACACGATGAAGCGGTCGCGGCTCACAAGGACGAGATAAACGGTCTGATGTTTATCTTGCATGCCAAGGAAGACGCCAAACGCGCAGCGGGGATCGAATAAGCCTAGAGGACGACATGACCCAAACGATGCAGATCAAGACCGCGACAGGCGCGCACACGTTTCAGGTCGAAATCGCTGCGGACGATGCGAGCCGGATGCGCGGGCTGAAGGGCGTCCGGTCTATGCCGCCCGATCACGGCATGCTGTTCGCATTTGACCAGGAAGCGCCTCGCACCTTCAACATGAGTGGCGTCGAGATCCCGCTCGACATCATCTTCCTTTCCCAGGCTGGGCTCGTGACCCACATCGCAGCCAACGCCGAACCGGGGTCAGATCATCCGATCGTCGGCGCGGGCGCGGCGGTGCTTGAAGTGAACGGCGGCACCGCCGCCAAGCTCGGGCTCAAGGTCGGCGACGAGATAGGAGGAGCCACAATGGCCACCGAACAGATCGACCCCCGCCTCCTCCGGGCAGCTAAGCAAAGCCCTACGCTCCAATACATGATCGAGCACAAGCTGCCGCTGACCCGCGAGCAGTGGATCAGCTTGAACTACATGGGCCACCCGCCAGAGCCGTGGACGGCCGAGCACGAGGCCGAAGTGCCGACGCCGTTCAGCCTTCATCCGCAGGATGAGGACTAATCGGCTTCCTCGACTTCTGGCGCGCCAGAATACCAAGACGGCGCCCGGATGCGCGAAGCTCCGGTCGCCGGATCTGTCATCAGATGCTGCTGGACTTGCTGCTGGGTCCAGGCTCCGTTCCGGTGGTTGGCCCAGGCGTCGTTGACGCGAGCGCGGAACGCGGCGCTGCGTTTCTCAGCAGGGCTATAGAGGCCCCTGATTGCCTCCCAAGTGATCGACTGCATCTGCCGAGGTAAGATCCCGCGCTCTGCCGCCGCGCGCCGGTAAGCATCAGCATAAGCGCCATAGAGCCCCTTAGCCCCCGTCGCTGACGATTGTGGCGCGGGCTTGCCGAGCCCAATGCCAGTGTCTTTGTCCGCGCCGGAAAGGGGCCGCAGGAGCGCAGCGGCGATAGCGTGCGTGTCGATCGTGACATCGCCGGTCGGCGCGTTGGGGTTGAGGATGTTATTGTAGAAATTCCTCACCTTGTGCATGTCGCCCATCGCATCCGAGATCGTCGGCATGTTCTTGGCGTCGAACGCGGTCACGGCCTTGGCGATGGCGTCGAAACCGCCCCACCCAGCGCCAGCGTCGGTTCCGTCCCCCTTCTTCACCGTATCGCCGAAGGTGCCATTGGGATTGACGAGATTGTAGGCGCGAGAATTGTGGGCCTCATCGTATGCCCGAATCCAGTGCGCTCTCTCAACCGGGTCCGTGATCTGACCAAGTGGCAAGGTTTTAATCTTGTCGATGATCGCTGCCGACTTCGTCGTGTCCGCCGCCGTACTGTTTTTAAGGTAGTTCTCAGCCCATTCTTGCATCTGGGGGCTGAATGGCGTGTTGCCCTGCCTATGCGAGATGTCCATCACCCGGTCGCCGAGCGAGGCGTTCTTGTACCAGTCCATCTGCGGCGAGAGCGCCGCATAGACGCCCGCGATGTTTTCTAGCGGCCGGTCGTATGTCGTCGCCCGCTGCCTCGCGATCGTGTTCGCGCCATCATACCACTGCTGCGAACCTTGGCGGATGTCCTCCGGGACGGCGTCGTGCAGCGCCAGGATGTTGTTCTTCGCATGCTCGATAAAGGCCTCGTGCGCCTCTTCCGGCGTGGCGTCGGCGGGAATGTTGAGGTCGCTGGTCGGCGTCCAGGTCGTCTCCGTCTTGGCCTTTTTCCCGCCCTGCGCCGGTATCTTCGTCTTCACGCCCGTGTAGGGCATCTCCTTGATGATGTCGGCCGTCTTCTCGTACATCTTCGGCGCGGCCTGCATCGTCTCGTGACTGATCGTCCCCTCGCCAGACAGATGGGCATCTGGCGCGTTAGCGGCCCATGGCATTGCGGTGGCGATTCGACCTTCGGGGAAAGCAGGGTTGACATGGCGCAAGACGCCGTCGGCGCCGCGCTCGACCGCCCCAACGGCAGTCCGCTCGGCCGCGCCAGCCCCCGGCAGGGGGACCGCGCCGATCGCGCCCGTGATAGCGCCGAGAACATCGCCGCGCTGCCCGGCGCGGTAGGCCTCGTTCGCCGATAGGACGTTGCTGGCGCCAGGAGCGTATTCAGCGCCCGTCCGCACTGCTGACCCCATGCGCTCGGCGCCGACATCCGGCACCCCGAGGCGTTGCGCACCCTCGCTCACGCCCTGCTGGATCTGTTCGCCCCAGGATGGGTCGCCAGCCGCCAGTGTCCCCTGCGGCCTTGCCTCAAGGTATTTCGGCGTGAACACCTGACCGGGAACCGGCGCCGCTGGGACATGGCCCATGATGTGCGGCTCGTCCTGCGAGGCCGCCGCGATCCGCTCGTGCATCGGCGAGCGCGGCTCCGGGAAGCCCATGGCGCGATGGAGATCCGTCGTCTTCATCGTACGATCGGGAGGCTGGAGGTCGAACGGATTGCCCTCGACCGGCTCCAGCGCGCCGCCGTCCGCCATCGCGATCCGGCCGCCGGTCCATTCTCCGGGCGGTTCGAACCCCTCGCGCTGTCGCTGCGCCGCCTCCTCCTGGCCCATCAGACCTGACGGCGCGCGGCCAGCGACCTGGGGCGCGGTGATCGGCCGCCCCATGTTCTCGCGCCACGTCCATTCCGGCATGTTGCCGATCTTCTGGTCGGCGAAGATCGTATCGGCCGCCTTAGCCGTGCGGTTCGCCTCGCCGTGCGGCCCGAAATTGAGCCAGGAGTTCTGTCCCCGAAGCTCGCTCGCCATCGCTGGCTTGGCGGCGTCGGAGTACATCGCGGCATGCGAGCGGAAGGCGTTGTCCTCGCCCTCGGCGCGGAAGCCGTGCCCCTCCTTGGCGTGGCCGAAATAGTCGTGGACGATGCGGAAGATGTCGTTGACCCGCGCCGGATGGCCGCCGATCTCCTCGCCCGCGTCGGCGAGCATCGGGTTCTCGGGCGCCTTCATGTCCTCGCCGGTCGAGCCGTAGCCGAGGTCGGTCGGATAGCCCCACCAGTGGTTGTTGTCGCGGATGTCGCGCAGGGCCATGCGCGGGTTCTCGGCATAGGGGTCGCCGGTCTGCGGCGTGATCCAATCGACCTTGAGGCCGGTGTTCTTGACGTGCTGCCACTGCGCCATCGTCTCGCGCGCTAGGGCGTCATAGGAGGACCGCACCCCCGGATCGTCGGGCGCGTGCGGCATGTCCTCGTAGGCCTGGGCGACGCGGGTGGCGAAGCCCTTGTCGATCTTGGCGTAGTCGCGCGGCGGATCATACGGCAGACCCGACTCGCGCATGTAGGCCTCGGCGGCCTGATGCGCCTTCTCCAGCGGGCCGGGGACATAGGACGAGCCGTCCGGGAGGCCGATGATCTTCTGCGGGAGGCCGGTTACCGGCTGGTATGGCCCGGCGGCGGCGCGGGCGCGGGCGACCTCGGCGGCCTCTTGGGCGGATAGGCCACCGGGCGGCGATGCTTCTCCCGGTGCTGGGCGAAGGCTCGCGCCTCCTCCAATTCCTCCGGGTCGTCCCAGCGGACCCGCTCCAGCGGCGGATTGGGCATGGATGTCTCCTGTCGCGCCTGATGCTACACTACGCTCTGGGTCGTCGTCCACCCCGCCGCCATCATCGAACCCGGCGCGGACGGACGAATCGTGAACAGATGCAAACGGATCGAAGTCAACCGGTTCCGCTGACCATCCACCGATATCGTGACCGGCCATCTCACAGCCTGCCCGACAGCCACAGGATCAGGATGATGATCAGGATGATGCCGACGATCCCGATGCCGCCGTGGCCAGCGCCATAGCCGTAGGGCCAGGGCGAGCCTGGATAGATCGAAGGCCCGATCCCGCCGAGCAAGACGATGACCAGGATGATGAGGAGAATCAGACCGAGCGACATCGCCTCACCCGTGGATCGGCGGGCCGAACACGCCCCAGCCGAGGAGGCCGATCAAGATCCACCAGACGACCGGATGGTACGGCGCGTAAGGCGCATTCGGCGTCCAAGTCGCCCATCCCCAAAAGATGAAACCGATGATCATTATGATCCAGAACAATAGACCGATTGACATTGTACGATCTCCTCAATGCCGCCCAGCGCGCCCGAGCGAGGGCGCATTCGCTCCGCCAGTGACCGTGCCGCCATAGGCGCGGGAGAGGATCGCATCAGCCTTGCGGTCGATCGCCGCCTGATCGGGATCGTGGTGCATCGCGGCGAAGCCCTTGGCGATGCGGGCGTGTTTCTTATCAGGCATCGGGTAGCCGCCAGATCCCGGCTTGCCGAGCCTGGAAGCGGGGAGGCTTTTGCGGACCTTGGCGCTGACGGTCATCGTTCACTCCTCGCGCTTCACCCTGAAGTACTGGCCGGTGCGCGGGTGCCGAACGTAGTGGTGGCCGTCGGGCGCCTGCTCGGCCTCGCCGAACGGCGTCGTCACCCGGCCGCCGGTCGCGCGCTTCTGGGCGGCGGGCTTGGGCTTCGGCGTCGCCTTGATCTGCTGAAGCTTGCCCTGGTTCTGCTGCTCGCCCTGCGCGAGTGACGTGTCACGCTGCATCGCCCCCTGCGCCATGGCCGTCTGGTGCTGCTGTGCGCCCTGCTGCGCACCTTCTGCGAGTGCCGCGTGATGCGCCTGCTGGCCCTCGGCGAGCGCCGCCTGATGCCCGAACTGGGCCTCCTGCATCCGCCCCTGCTGCTCCATTCCGGCTTTAGCGACTTCGGTCTGGTGTTTCGCTCCAACCTCGGCCAGACGGCCCTGGTGGTCGAGGTTCGCCTTCTGCATCTCGCCTTGCTGCTCGACCCCCGCGAGCCGCATCTCGTGAGCATGCTTCATCTGCTCCTTGATCAGTTCGGTCTGGCGATCGGCGGCGTTCTCCTGCGATTCATGCTGGCGGCCCGCCTGCTCCATGGCGGGCTTCATCTGCTCGTTGCGCGCCTGGAGGCTCGCGGTGTGGGTCGCAAGCTGCTGCTTCTGCACCCCGGCGTGGGCCGCTTGGATCTTCGCCGTCGCATCCAACTGGCGCGCCTGCGCCTCCATCGGCGCGTTCTTGGCGTCGAGTTGCAGTTGCCCCTGCTTCGCCTGGGCGTCGAGGAGCGCGGCCTGGGCTGTCGTCAGCGCCGCCTCATCCTTCGGCGATGGCGGCTGCGGCTGCGGGTTCTGGTTGAGGAACTGATCGGGGTTGGCGAAGCCGATGCCCCGGATGCAGACGCGCCGGATCGTGGTGAGATCGAAGGCGGCCGGGTCGTCCTTCGCCATCATGTAGAGCGCGGCGTTGCGCAGCATTCGCTGCAAATGCGAGGCGGTGTTCGGGTCCGCTCGGGTGACAATCTGGTAGGTGTTGAGCGCCTTGACGACGAGGTCGTCGTCCCATTGCACGACTGCGCTGGGCTTCTGGTGCCGGTAGAGGGCGGCTGGATCTTCGCGGAACCGCTCGACCAGAAGCTGAAGCTCGTCTGATTGCGCCGCACAAAGCCGCTTGTGCGTTGCGAGAAGCGGCTTGATCGCCTGCTCGATTAAAGCGAGCGTGGTGCCGACAGGCGCGTCCTGCCGCCCCTCGCCAACCATCACATCGGCCGTGCCGCCGAGGCGCTGGCCTTGCTGGTTCAGGTTGTCGATGAAGCCGACGAAGGTCGCGTCTGGGCTCTTGTAGGGCATGCCCATGACGACTTGCTGAATCGGGAGGCCGCCGGTTTCGATCTCCTTGGCCCCGCCTGGGGGCACCCGAATCACCGCGTTATCCTGCCGCCCCGAGCCCTTCGCCATCAGGAGCCCAGGGAAGTTCGAAAACATCCCCGCGTCGATGAACTCGCGCCATGCCGCCGTGATGCCGTTGGAGATATTGCCGAGCAGATGCGAGAGGCCAATTCCGTAAATGCCGAAGCCGCGAATAAACGGAAACTGGACGAAGAAGGTCTTCGGCAGACACATCTCGTCGTCGTCGTTCCAGTTGCGGCGGATCTCCAGAATCTCCTTCGATTCGCGGTCGATCGCCACCTTGTAGGGCACCGCGAGCCCGTCGTTCTTGCCCTTCGTC